GATAAATTTTTTCCATAAATTTAAATTGTCAGAAAAAACACCAGAAAATTTTAGTAAATTTTTTTCATAAATTTAAACTGCCAAATATTAACTGTCAAAATTTTCAAAAAATTTTCAAAAAATTTTCAAAAAATTTTCAAAAAATTTTCAAAAAATTTTCAAAATTCTATAGGCACTCCATAGTTTAGTTGCACTATAAATATAATTATAAATTATGGAGTCAGCTATGAATAAATCATTATATACAGACATAAAAAAAGAACTAGGGACAGAAACCGATATAGAACCAGAAGAACTTATTAAAATAGAACGAGAACGAAGGCTAAATAAAAATATAAATGTAGATGAATCCTTAAATATAGAGCTATAAAAAAAATTAAACAAGATGACACAAATATTTTTATCAATGATTTAGTAGACCCTTTAATACAAAAAGAGTTTATGGAAATATTTAATCTAACAAAGAAGACTAAAGAAGACTTTTCAATTACATCAGAATTTCAAGGTGCCTATGAAATAGTTAAAACAAATTTAAAAGATAATCCAGATGATACACAATTACTAAATACAGCTCAAAGATTTTTTCAAAGATTTTAAAGAGTCTGTTTTTACTATTCTTGATGAAGTAGATCCATCGATCAAGGACAAGGTCATAGATAAATTTAATGCTAGAGTAGAAGTATAACATGAAAAGTGAAAAAAGTACTAATGTATATCTTCAAGCTTTTGTATCAGAGCTAAACTCTAGATATGGATTTAAAGATTCAGAACTAAACCAGGCTGATTGGGTTTGTAAGCATACTAAGATTAAAGGGGTAGCATACAATTTTCATGACCATGAATTTCAAAAACAAATTATGGCAGATGAATCTCGTAATATTGTAGTAAAAAAATGCGCTCAAGTAGGCTTATCAGAAGTTATGGTAAGATCAGCACTAGCTTTTCTCGCCAGAAATCAAGCACTAACAGCCATATTAACTCAACCTACTAGAAAGAATGCACTAGATTTTTCTACCACCAGAGTTGATGATGTTATATCAGATTCAAAATTATTAAAGTCAATGCTAGATACTCATGTTGATAGCAAAGAATTAAAAAAGCTAGGTAAAAGTTACTTATATATAAAAGGAACCATTGGGGCAAAAACAGCCATCTCAGTTCCAGCTGATATCCTAATACATGATGAGTTAGATTTTTCTGATTTAGACATAATAAATAAATATAGTTCTAGAGTACAGCACTCAAAATGGAAATTATTTAGAAAATTTTCTACACCAACTATACCTAAATTTGGTATTTCAAAAGAGTTCGAATTATCAGATCAAAAATTTTTTTTAAAAAAATGTCCTCATTGTGGTAAATGGAATGAAACAAGTGATTCATTTGATAATGATATAATAGTCGATCATCCAAAGCTAAAAAACTTCGCACTAAAAGAATTAACTAAAGATGATCTAACTTATTTACATCCTTCAGATGTTAAATACCTATGCCAAGGCTGTAGAAAGCCACTAGATTATCATAGTTACTCAGCAAGAGAGTGGGTAGCTAAATATGAAGGTAGAGCAGTAGCGGGTTATCAAGTAAATCCTTTTGACACAGCCTTTCAAACTCCTTATGATTTATTAAAGGGTATGACCGATTATAGCAGCTATTCTGACTTTGTTAACTTTGCTCTAGGAAAGGAATATGTTTCTAATGATATGATGTTTGATACAGATTCTAAATTTATTCCTTATGACCTTGGGGAGCCTAAAGGGTTTAGTCTTTGTATGGGGATTGACTTTGGTAAAACATGCTGGCTAACTCTAGGTAGGGTAAGTCCAGATAATTCAGTATTAATATATAAAAGAGAGTCAGTATCTGAAGATTTAATAAAAGAACGAGTAATGGAATATCAAAGAAAATATCTTATTAACGTTTTAGTCTGTGATGCTTTGCCACAAACAAAATTATCAAAAGACATCTGTGAAATATTTGATGGCCCCGCTTTTACGTGCTATTATTCAGATAACCAAAAAGATTTATATAATATTAAGGCTAATGAAGTAGATTTAATAGTAAATAGAACGCAACTATTTGATTCTGTTTTAGGCATAGAAAAATTAGTTGTTAATACATCTTTAGATAAAAATATGGATAAAGAGTCTGATAATAGATCAGTACCACTTGACATATATAAAAGCCATTTAAGGGGCATGGTAAAGCAAAGGCAAAAGGATGATGAAGATAAGTATAGATATGTAAAAGTAGACTCAGACCATTTACTCCATAGTTTAGGCTATATGTATATTGCTAGTAAAATATTAATAGATACTGAAGGACATATAGCCCCAGTAACTTTTGATACCACTATTATGCAATAGAATGAGTGTTAGGCAATAGAATGAGTGTTAGGCAATAGAATGAGTGTTAGGAAGTAGAATGAGCGTTAGGCAATAGACTATCTATACTACGTTAAAGACTTATATCATAATACACATAATAAAGGAGTTGCATGGCTAATGGCATATTTTCAAAATTATTTAACAAAGTTAAAGCTAGTAATAATCCTAAAAGTGTAGTTAATAGTTCATTAAAAAATGGAGATACAGTTCCAATTGAAAGTTTTAATTCTCATCAAGATGTAGGGTCTATTAGATTATTAGGTAATGACACTAATGATATTATAAAAGAATTACACAGGTATGATGCAGATGCTGCAAATGCTTTATGGGCAATGTTACGTTTTGCAAATACTAAGCTAAATATTATTTATAAAGATGAGAAAGGCAATTTTGATTCTAATAAAACTAAAGAATTTAATACTACTCTTAAAGCGGCGTGGCTATTTTCTACTAATAAATTAACCCCAGAAGAACTATCAGACGCTATTAGACGGCAATTATTCTTATATGGTGGAGTAGGTCTAGAGCTTGTTTTGGACAAGGCAAAATTACCTATAGACTATATCTTAATTAAGGCCACTTCAATTAGTTGGAAATATAATAATGGCAGGTACAAGCCATTTCAAAAGAAACAAAATGGGCAAATTAATCTAGATATACCAACATTTTTCTTTCAAGATCTAGATAAAGATCCAGATGAGGCGACAGCTGAGTCTCCATTACTTACAGCTATTCAGGCAATAGCTTTTAAACAAACAGTGGTGGCTGATATACAGAGAGTAATGAAAAAGGCTGGATATCCAAAACTTAAAGTTAAAGTCCTAGAAGATGTATTAGTTAAACATGCGCCTAGAGAAATAAGAGCTGATGAGATAAAATTAGCAAAATGGCTTGGCAAAAAGAAAACAGAAATAGCCACAGAGCTGAGCAAAGTTAAACCAGAAGAAGCTTTAGTAATATTTGACTCAATATCTATAGACTATTTATCTAATGGTAGTGGCAGTGCAATTGTAGATTTTAGGCCAATTGTTTCAATTTTAGACAGTCAAGTAGTTTCATCGCTTAAATCATTGCCAAGTATATTAGGTAAAGGAAGCGGAAATCAAAATGTAGCTTCTGTTGAAGCTAAAGTATACATTAATACGCCCACTTACTTACAAAGAAAATCAGAAAAGCTAATGAGCCAGGTATTAACTATGTCTGCAAGATTAATGGGGTATAAAGGTTTTATAGAATGTACACATGATGCAATTGATTTAAGACCATCTTTAGAATTAGAACCTCAAAGGTTAGCTAAACAAAATAGAATTTTACAATTACAAAGTTTTGGTCATATAACAGATGATGAAGCAGCTTTAATATTAGGTATTGAGCATGAGCCAGTTAAACCTTTATCAGGCACAGATTTTTTACAAACTAGACCTGGTATGAATGTTGAAAATATAACTCCTAATACTGATCCATTAGGTAGAAGTATTACAGGAGGATCTGGAGCTGGGTCTACAACCGGGTCTAGTAATAAGAAAATTAAAAAATAATTTAGTAAGGAGAAAAAATAATGAAAGTTACACCAACTGAGGGTTCATATCAGTCACAAGCAGTTTTGATTGATACAAAACCTACAACAAGACAAACAAAGTTTAAAGTAAATGCTTTAAGCCAAGTTTCTGGACAAATAAATAATTTATCAATGCCATTATTGATGAATCATAATAGCAATAGTTTTCCATCTGGTAGATGGTATGAGGCTAAAGTTAATGAGGATCAAGAGGTGATATCAAAGTTTTTTGTTCCTTATGAGGTGCCAGAATATCAAGATATAAAAAGTAGAATAGATACTAAATTACTTGATTCAGTGTCTATAGGTTTTTCAGCAGCTGTTCATGACTGTTCTATCTGTGGTAATAGCATTTCTGACTGGGAGAATTGTAATCATATTCCAGGAAAGGTTTATGATGGCAAAACATGTTATGTTTTATTAGATGATATAACAATGCAGGAAGGTAGTTTAGTCTATGCCGGGGCAGTACCAGCAGCAAAAATACAAGAAAGTTATGCAGCTTGTGGCTGTAAAAAAGATTTTTGTGAACAGTTTAGCTTTGAGGCAGGCCAATTAGAGACTGTCATTAGCGGCTTAATTATACAAGATAATACTGAAACAATTAAAAAAGGACACGGCATGGATATACAGGATAAATTTAATACTCTTCAAGATAATTATTCAGCTTTAGCTGTAGATAATTCTTCTATGAAGACCAAGATTATTGATCTTGAGGCTAAATATATAGCTGATAGAGCTGAGGATGTTAAGACTATTGAAGCTTTTACAGTTAAAGAGAGTGCTTTTGAAAGTGAAAAAGACGCTTTAACTGCTGACATAGCTAAATATAAAGCAGAAAGTGAAGCTTTAACAGGGGCAAAAGAGGCGCTTATAACTTTTACAGCTAAATTAACAGAAAAAGTTGAGGCTTTAGCTGCACCTTTTGAAGCTACTTATACAGCACCAGACACAGTTGAAGGTCTTTTAGTAGATTTAGATACTTATTTAACTAAGTCTAAAGAACTACCAACAGGTAGACAATCATTGGAAGGTGAAAAAGAGTACTCTTTTAAACCTAAACGGCCAATATAGTCTAAAAAGAGTTTTAACTCTTCCAAATGGTGGAGTTACAGTAGCTAATCTAGGAGAACTTGTATCTTTAGATTCAGATGGTGGAGTAGTAGCAGCAGTAGCTGGAGCTTTGTTTTTTGGAAAACTAAAAACAGTAACTAGTGATGGTTTTGTTACAGTAGATTTTTCTGGTGTAGTTAAAGTTACAGCAAGTGCGGCTATAGCTGCAGGAACAGCGGTTCTTCCATCAGGTTCAAATCAGGTTACAGCAGCTGCAGCAGCTGGTGATGTAGTTTCTGCACTATTTTTAAATTAAGGATTTAACATGAGTAAAAGTTTGAGACTAGATATAGGACAAGATATGCAAATATGTATAAGTTGGCAAGTGATCAAGGGATAAATTTTTCACAATTGCTTAATAGAATTAATCCAAGCACTCCTGGAGATACTCTAGATGCATTTGAGAGGCAACTAAGAAGGTTTGGTATTGTTTGTCAAGGTGATCCAGTAAATGGTATTTATGCATCTACAATCGAAGAAGCTTTGACTGCTACACCACTTGAAACTTATGGTGATTCATTACAAACTGACGGTTCAAGAGTTCTTTTTCCAGAACTAATATCTAAAACTGCAAGAGTAGCATTACTAAAAGATCAAGACTATAATGTAGATGATCTACTATCTGCTACAAGAAACATTACCCAAAGCTCATATAAAGAACTTTATATAAATGACATAGCTGACGGTAAATATGCAATGGGCAGAGTGGGTGAGTTTGGTACATTCCCAAGAGTACAAATTGGCTGGTCAGATGAATCAAAAAGTCTTGTAAAAAGGGGTGTTCAAGTAGATATGTCTTATGAGTTCCAAAGAGAGGCCACCTTAGATATACTTAACATAGTTATTAATAGAATAATGCTATCTCAAAGAACAAGTTTATTTAAGAAAGCCATTTCTACTGCAGTCAATGGTACAATTGCAACTAAGTCTTCAGATTTGTCTACTGCTATAAGTGCTGGGGATCATAAGCTAAACTATGAAGCTTGGTTAAAATGGACAGCAAGTTTTGCTCCTTATGCACCTGATACTTATTATTGTAGTGTTAATACTGCACTTAAAATTATCATGATGGATAAGCCAAATGTTGATCCAGTTGCTGTTATGGCAGCCCTTGAAAGAGGTCCAATAACTCAAGAGATAAAAGTTGGTAGAGGTCTTTGGAAAAATGTAACAATATTTCCATTTACTGATGATACTCTTCCAGATGATTTTATTCTTACTCTTGACAGAAGATATGCACTTGAGAGAGTTATTCAAGCTGGTACTGATCTTCAAGAAACAGAAAAAATCATAACACAGCAATTTACTAGCGTGGTTATAAGTATCTCAATTATGAAAGTTAAAGTTAAAAATCCTAAAATGGTTGTTTACTGTCAAGAGCAAGGGACTGTTATAAATGGTCCTGATGCTGTCGAGGTAAAAGTAACCGGAACAATTAGAAGTGCACTTGCTGAAGGACTTTTAATAGAGGTTGAAATGGTTGAGGTTGAAGCAGAGGCAGCAGTTAAGGCAAAAGCTGAAGCTAAGGCAGCAGCTAAGGCAAAAGCTGAAGCTGAAGCGGCAGCTAAGGCAAAAGCTGGAAAGACTAAGTAATATCATGACTAATGACTATATAAGGAGCCTATGTGGTCTTACAGCAGCAGAATTATCTGATGAGCTACTTGATAATTCTAAAATAATATTAAAAGTTAAGCTATTAAGACAACAGTATTTTGCTACTGTTGTCGAACTTGATGATAATAATCCTACAAAGGAAGCTGTAACACAATTAGACTATATGGGTTACAAAGCTATAACTCTTCTTAGTAACTCAATAGCTATGTCTATACCAAAGTCTATAATATGCTGCAAACTTTATAAGTAAAATAGAAAAGCCAATAGTATCTGATGTTTCATTATTCACAATAGTAACCCCTAGTACTGATCCAGTAACTCAAGGTTAAAAACATGGACATAAATTTAGTCCGTAGCCGGTTTCAAAAACAAATGGATTTTTTTGTTAGTAGTAATTATACTAAGAATAAAATTCAATTTCGATATAGCTTGCAACAGAATACCTTAGCACCTTCTAAAATACACCTTTTTATTACCGCTAAGAATGACATACGACCAGATCTAGTTGGTAGGTATATAAATATTAAAGGTCAGTTATACCTAGTATTTGATTTATTAAAAGAACCTTTTAATAAGGATCAATGGACCTATGAACTATTACCTATGTCTGAGTATATACAGTTACAAGAGGTAATAGCCATTAAAAATGCCATTGGTGGAACAAAGCAACTAGAGACTGATGGCAATATTGCTAACATAGATGGTAACAAATTACAGATTATTAATGGGGTTTTTCCTGCACATATAAAGGAAAGCTTAAGTGTGAATAAAACACAAATTGTAAATACAGGAGATATACTTTTTTATCTTGCTAAAAACTCAGAGATAAAGTTAAATAGAACTTATATTATATACTATGAAGGTTTAAGATTTAAGCAGACATCCTTAGGAGTAACTTCTGGGGCAATAATTTTGCACGCTACAAGGGAGCAATGATGGCAAATAGTTTAGATGCAGCAGCTAGTATTTATTACTTATTTAATCAATTTATATCTGAATTAGCAAATGATCCAGATTTACCAGATTTTGAATTCGCTAGTACTACTTCTTTTGAAGCTACAGCTGCTATATTAAATACAGATACTGATAAAATAGTTGTGATGCAAAGATTAAAAGATACTAAAAATAAATTTATTCATATTGAGTATAATTTAGTGCCTTCTTTTTCTTCAACAAAGGACATAAACTCTATATTAACTTTGAAAGTATTTGAACATTTTGAAGTTTTACATAAAAAATACTCTACAGTTACAGTTTATGAAGCTGCTGGATTAGAGGCATCCTCAACAGTATTAAATGACACAGGTAAAAAGTTAGTGATACAGAGTTTAAGCCAAGATGCTTTAAGCGCGGGGCAGTTTAAGGCAAGTTTTAATTCATTGAAGATCACCTTTATAGGCTATCTAAAGTAGTTTAGACTGTATAATTAAAAGTAAATAAAATTAAAAAGGACATACATGGCTAATCAAGCTAAGACCCAAGAATTTTTTATGGGCGATCTAGATATTAGAGTATCTAGTGATTTAACAAAAGCTGGTAAGTTAGGACCAGCAGATACAATTGGACTTTTGCAAGATTCTAAAGTAGCTATGACTACTAATCAAGCAAAACTTAAAGCGGGTTTTCCTCAGAAAACCTATGCAACAGCTGTAACATCTAGAGAAATGACAGTTTCTGGTAACTTAAATGAATATAGTATAAGTAACTTGGCAATGATCTATGGTGATAATGAGGCATTAGCCGCTGCAATTTCTAATACAGAAGCAAGTACAACAATAGCTACAGCAGGTATTGTTGGTGATACTGATCTAACTGTTGCAGATACCACTGGTTTTACAGCAGATGATACAATTTATGTATATGATAAATTTGCTCCAGATAATGTTATGGTTATGGAAGTAGCTTCAGTGGATGCGGGTAATAGTAAAATTTCTGTATCTTTACCGATGCCTAGGGAAACAACAACAGATTTTCAAGTAGTAAAAGTAGTTTCAATAAAACTTGGTTCTGAAGATAATGTTCCACCATTAACTATTCAAATTGTAGGCGTTATGCCTCTTGACAATACTCCTTTTGTTTATGATATTTGGAAGGGTACAATTTCTGGCTCAGCAGAGGTGGCATCATCTACTCAAAATTTTGGTGCACCAGATGCAGTAACTAAGCAAATAATCAAAAAATTTCCTATGGGAAGACTAGCTAAGAAATTCTCAGCAGCTGGGTGCTAAAGTTAAGCCCCTTTAATTAGGGGCATTTAGTATTAGAAGAGACCAATGGCTCCTTGGTCTCTTCTAATATTATATAAGGAGCCATATAATGAAAATAACCTGGGGTTTACATAAAGTACTTTATAAAATACTTACAACGGATGATAACTTTTCTAATTTATTTTTTAATCCTGATTTAAGTGAAAAAGTACTAATAGAAGTTCTATCCGATAGAGACAGCTTTGGTAATATAACAGAGCCATTTAATGTAAATATACTTACGGCTGAAGAGTGTGAGACTTATTTACAAGAGGTTTATGACTATTTCACAGATTTTTTTTTCCGCAGAAACAAGAGAGCACAGGAGACCCAAAAGAGAATGGAGAAACTTCAGATGGCAGATCAGACCAGTTCGAATTAATAAAGACAATCTCAGAGTTTAAAGTAGATGATCTATTTTTATGGCTTTATGACTTTAAAAATGCAGAGTTACTAAAAGTTGCATTTATACTCACTAGAAAAGAACTTCTGTATAGCGCAGAATTGAAATTAAAGATTACCAACTCTAAACTTTATGATATGTTTATACTAGTAGCAAAAGCTAATGGTAATAATATTGAAACAGAAAAAACAGACTCAAATTTACCAAAAGCAAGTTTTAATGGAATAGAAAGTTTCTTGGCTGGAGGATTATGATAAAAATGAATATTGACGAGTTTAATCTAGATAATATAAATGAACTTATTGACGAGGCATTTGCTGAAGATAAGAAACTACAGGGTAATTCTACAATAAAAGATACTAGATCATTAAATACGGTTAATGGATATCTCAGGAGTAAGTACAGTCTATTGAGAGATAAACCTATACTTAGTAAAGAAGATGCAGGTTTAGCCCTTTCAGCTAGAACAAAAGCCTATCAAAATGTATCTACAGTGTTACGATCTTTTGGTGAAAGAAATAGTTTTGATCAAATAGCTAACAATTTTATTCAATATCATGCTGTACAAAAAAACCCAAACTTTGAGGCCGACTGGGCACAATTTTCTAAAGATTATCATTTAACTAATACTCAAGTTAGTAATTATTCTACTAGAGGAGCAAAGCTTAAAGAAGAAATAAAAAAATTAGCTGATGCTCTAAATATAGAACCTGGTGAGTATAAAATAAAACATTTTACTGGAAAAATAAGCAGTGCTAATCGTAAAATGGTGATAAAAGATAGTTTTTTAAGTAATTCTAAAGGCGAGGTGATATTACCAACGATAAAAAATTTAGATCCAGGAAAACCTAGTGTGCTAATTTCTGGGGTACTAGATATGTTTAATGACTTAGACAAGGTACGAACAGTTTCTAAAGATGGATTAAATCCTGTTTTTAAGCTATAGTGAAAATCCTATAAAAGATTCCAATGGAATAACTTATACCAATGATTTTAGAGTTGACAGACTAAGAAAAAAACTTGATAAAGTAACTCAAATATTTCCTAATGAGGAAGGTCAATGGTCTTTAGAGGAGATAGATAAAAATTATTTAAATTTACAGAGAGAACTACGTCCAGATGCTTATAAAGAATTTCGCCAGGAAGTTATTAAAAAATACCTCTATTAGCGATTTAAAGCATTTGATAAGAATATCTAATACTGATAAAGTAGACTTATTAAATAGTACTAAAGGTGGCTGAGGACAGAGTAAAAAGATCTAGGGATCATTATTTAGACTTGAGAGAAAAAATACTTAAAAAGGCTGAGGCAGTTAATGTATCAGCAAATGGCATTTATAGTTCTATAATACCTAATATCTAAACTTGTTACAATAGGCTCAAGATTAGATGAACTAAAATTTGTTCAACAAAAAAAGGGTATAACTAAAAAGAATTATCTTGAGTTATTAAATAATCATGGTATTACAAAAAAGTCTGAAGATTTTAATAAACAGGTTAATTTATTTACAATGGATAGACCTTGGTTAGCTGCAAAAACTATATTATCTACTGGAATTCCAAATTATAGTGAACCTTTTATACTTGAAGGAGTAACAAACTTAGAGGGTAATTTCAGAAAAGATTTCTTAGATGCCTTAATTGGTGAAGTGGCTAAAGGTAAATATAATAAAAATATTTTTTCTAAGACCTTAGAAACTCTTGGTAGTTTTATGGATAAAAATACTATAGAATCTATACAGGATAGGAGTGCTTTAAATACCAGTAAAAATAGACAGTTGAAGGCTACTTTTGATAATTCAATGTTAAATCGTGATAAGCAAAAGCAAGCTTTAAGTAAATTTTCTAACAGGCTTTTAGATGGCTATTCTTTAGTGCATCCTGAAGAAGTTAAAAGTATGGATAGTTTTGCTGTAGAAAAAGAATTAATAGGTTCAGGGGAGAATTTTGGCCAACTTTCTGATAAATACACTACAAATGCCTTTGGTGAAACTCTTAGTGAGGCTCTAGGTATAGAAGCTATTGATAAAAGTAAAAATTTAGAATCAAAAAGAAGACAACTACTTGACGAAGGCTATACTCCTGCAGATATAGAGGCAAATTTGTTTGCTTTTGGTGATATTAATTCAGAAAAAGCAGACTGGAATAAGATTAAAGGTGATACTCTTGAGAAAGATCAGCTTCTTAATAAAGTTTTAGTGGGTAGTGAAGCCTCGAGAGGTTTTAATATTGAATCTTTAGATAAATTACTATCTACTAAGGTGATAAAAGATACTAAAGGGCTTTCTAAACATAAAGTACCTTATCTAACAAATTTAATTAATAAAGTACGAAAAGGTGAAGCTAGTAGTACTGAGATATTACAATTAGTAAATTTAGGCAAATCTTTAGGCATGATAGGTAGAGACCAAGAAAATCTTGGAAAAGATTACTATAATAATATATACCCTTGGGGTAGGACATAAAGGAGAATCAGGTAAGTTTTTAAGAAATGCTATGGCTGAAAAGGCTAATGCAGAGGGTAAATCAAAAGTTAATCTTAGTAGTATGCAAGGTAGAGGCTTAAAATTATTTAATACTTGGACTGGGGATAATGTTCAAGATGATTATGCTTGGTTAAAGAGAGATAATCTAGTACAAGCTTTAGAAATGAATCCAACAGCTAAGAATAAATTACTAATAACTGAGTACAAAAAAGAAATGTCAGTTATAGAGTCTAAGCATAAAGAACTAATGAAACATAAAGCTTTAGGAGAAGAAACTTTTGTACCAGAGGATAATACTATTAAAAGAGCTTTTCTTGTAGAGGAGTATGAATTAGCTAATCATGTTCAAGGTATTTTAACAAAGTATAACTATAATAAAGATTTAATACCTTTAAAAGAACTAGACCCTGTAGAACTAGGTAATTCTATCTATAACATTAAACATCCAAAAGATTATAGTCCTTCAAGTAAAACATCAGTTATAAAAGAAGCCTTTAAAACTAATAAATATAGTAGAACTTATTTAGATAAGTTGATAGTAAAAAAGGCTGTATCTAGACCTGAGGGTTTAAAAGTATTAGAAGAAAGAGCTAAAAGTCATTTAAATTTTGGAAGTCAATCTCCTGTGAGTAATATTACTAGTAGTCTTAAATCTTCTATAGGAAGACTTTTAACTGTAGGTCTGAGAAAAGGTATTGATAAAAGCGAGATTAAAAATATAGCAAATATGATTTCTAGAATGGGAATTAATGCTGATCAAAGTCCTATACATCAATTAGCTGTTGAGAATGTTATTGCAGGTTTAAATAAAAGAGTAGAAAATCTTAACATGGGCAATATAACTAAAGAAACCCAAAAGTATTTTACAGATCCAGAAAAGGCTATTGAAGCAGATTATAAGAAAACTTTAAAAGGTTTAGAAAGTGAAGCTTATGGTAATTTAGTTTCTAAGCATATACTTCCAGAAGATAAGTCTTATTCTGAGCAGACCATAGGAAATATAAATAATAGTTATAAACAGTATAGAAATAGTCTATATAACTTGGCACATATAAAGTCTGAGGAATTAAAAGATGTAACTACCTATATGCCAATAACTGATTTAGCTGAATCTTTAGAAAAGTCTGCAGGTAAAAAAGAACCTGCAGAAAAAAGTTTGAAAAGTTTAAAAAAAGATCGAGATAATGCTTACTTAGGACAAGGTCTTAGTACCACTCAAAAGCATTTTAATATTTTAGCTGATGTATTAAAAACAGCAAGTACTTCTATATCTAAGGATAGTTTAGAAGTGCTATTTAATAATTTTTTACGTAATAAAAATCTTCTACCTGATCTAGGCATAGAAGAAAAAACAAAAAAATTAAATTCATTGAAATTTAGATATGAGTCTGCAATAGACGTTGGTGATAAACATAAAGCATTAAATTTAATAGACAGTCTTAAGACACCAAAATTAGATAAAGAAGGCTTAGATATTTTATACTGGAACAAAGATATAAAATATATGAATAGTTTATACAAAAACAAAGATCCTGAAAAGTTTAATGCTGCCATAAAACAAAGAATTAAGCAACTAGCTTCTGACAAAACTTTTTTACCTGATAAAGATTATAGTTCTAAACTCACTATTTTAAGCAATTTAGCAAATTCTTTAAAATCAAATCATTTTGGGAGCTTAGAAAGTAGTTTTGCACAAGGTGTAAAAAAGTTTGCTATAGGGGGTTATATTCCAGGACACTCAATTAAAGATGATGTACCTGCTTTATTACAGAGAGGTGAAGCTGTACTAAGTCAAAAAACTGTACGTGATTTAGGACTTAATAGCAAAGCTTCCTTTGATAGATTTACTAAAGCAGCTTCAGATGGTAAAGTTAAGTATTTTAGCGCTGGTGGTTTAACTGAAGAAGAGCTAAAAAATTTAGGTGCTACACAAGACAAGATAAAAAAATATCTAGAGGCTACAAAGGCTACAAACCCTACTGAGGAGCAGAAAAAACTTATTTCCGAAACTGATAATGCAGCTAGTATTATAGATATCTTAGATAAAAAATTAGAGGAGGAAACTCCAAAGAAGAGTACTAGGACTAAAAAACCTGAAGGAACAGAAAACGGAGCTAATTTTAAACCTACTGATAATATAGACTTTGCAAAAATATATGAAGCTACTAATGAGCCTATAAGAGCGCAGCTAAGTTCAGAGGATATAACAGATCATCTCAATTATACCCAAGGGGGAGTTTCAAAAGCAATAGAAGAAAAAAGGGCCGTAGTCCAGAATTCTAAAGAATGGAATAGTCTAAAAAGTTATTCAGATAAAGAAAAGGAATTAACAAAAGCTTCAGAAAATGCCAGAATTAAAGCTATTAAAGAAGGAAAAAGTAATCTTGGAAAGGAGATAAAGCCAAGCAGTTTTCAACCTAATGATTTGAAAGGGGTTATAAAAGCTATAAATGGATATATGCAAAGTGCAGGAATTAGTTTAAGTTACAGACTAATTTAATAAAACAGTCTTATGCAAAGAATGACCCTGTAAAAAGTTTTATAGATGAAATAGTTAAGTCAAAAGGTAAAGTTAATCAAGAACTTTTACACCAATATATTAATCTTGGTTCATCTGATCAAATGACCTTAAAGAGACAATTCAATCAAGCTTCCACAACTCCTGAGTATACCAAAAATATAAAAAATGCCGAAGTACTTAATAGTAAATTGGAAAAATTAAACTCTCATTTGGGAATGCTATCTAAGATAGTTGGTATGAGTAAGAAAGATTTTGGTGCCGAGTTTGATTATGGTAAAACACCAATAAATGAAAACAATATTAATAAATTTATTTCAAAAATGAAAACTGCACCAGAGGTAAGTGCAAAAGACTTACAAGATGCTGCTGCACTTACTGATGCAGCTAAAGCAGTAGCTGACATTAATAAACTACATGCAGATAATTCTGCAGAATATGTTAATACACAAGAGGCTTTAAATACTAAAGTAGATGCCTATACTAGACAAAGAGTTATGAAGAATCAAGCTTCAAGTAGATGGGCTAACTTTAGTGATCAAATGATTAATAATGCAGCTTTTATGGGTTCGTATGCTTTATTAGGCGCAGGAACATCACTTATGACCGGGGCTGTAGGCAGTGTTTTAGACTTTCAAGACAGACTAAAGAATTTGCAAGCTATAACTGGTTCTACAACAGGAGAAATGGGGGTACTTACAAAGGCTGTAGAAAAAGTAGCTGTAACGACTAAATTTTCAGCCTCAGAAATATCAGATGCAGCTACTATTTTAGGTCAAGCAGGCTATTCAGCTACTAATATTAAATCATCTTTAGGCGGTGTTGTAAAATTAGCAACAGCTACAGGATCATCTTTACAAGATTCTACTCAAACAATGACCTCTGCATTAACAATTTGGAATAAAGCATACTCAGATTCGGCTAGTGTAGCTAATGAGTTTACAGCTGCAGTAAATAAATCAAAACTAGACATAAATTCTCTTGGCTTAGCTTTGCAATATTCTGGTAACATAGCAGCCCAAGGTAATATACCTTTAAAAGACGTAGTTACCATAACAGCCTTAATGAAAGATGCTGGTATAAAAAGGGGCTCTACTCTAGGTACTGGTCAAAGGATGCTATTTTCAGACATAATAGCACCATCAAAGAAATTTACACGTTCTTTACAGGACGCTGATATTTCTTTGCAAGAATTTAATAAAGTATTTAATAATGAAGGTGTTATAGGCGTATTTAAATTTATGAAGAAAAGCGGCTATAACTTTAAAGATGCTACTAAGGGTATGGAGATAAGAGAAAGAACAGCTTATGCTGCTGTATCAAATCAAATTGATAAAGCTGAGCCTTTTAGACAGAGTATAACAGGGACACAAGCAGCTGAAAACGCTAATGCAGTACAACTTAGTTCTACAAAAAATAGATTTAAAAATATGATTAACTCTTGGGCAATTCAAGCTTTTACAGGTACAGAAGGCTTATTAAGCACTTCTGGAAGTTTATTTAAGTTTTTAACGGTAAATACTAAGTCTAGAGATAGAACTTTATTTACAGGTGGGGGTAAACAGTATATAGATAATTTAGGTATACCTAAAGTAGCCACTAGTGGGGGTGTAGGATTAACAACTTCAGCAGCCCTAGCTGCAGCTGCAGCCTATTATGGCTTGAAGCATAAAGCTAGTTTGACAAGTAGACTAAAGGCTAATTTTGGGTCTAAAGGCAGTAGTCTAAGTGATCTATTTAGCGGAGTTGAAGGCGAAGCTGGGGAAAGCATGATCACTAATCTTGTAAAAAGTGTTTTTAAAAAAAGTATACTTGGTTTAGGCGTAACGGCTGCAATGGCCTATCCACATGCATTAGCACAAAAAGATAAGACTGGTAGTACAGCTGTAGGAGCGGTGGATTTAAGCGCAAGTATAGCTAAAGCCGCTGCGCCGCTTATAGCAGGCTCAATTGCTGCAGCACCATTTACTGGAGGGACTTCATTAGCTGTCGGTGCTGCTGCTGCACTAGGAACTAGTGTTATACAAGATTCTTTAGGGGTTAATTCAGGAATAGATAAATTAGAAGCGTGGGCTAATAAAAAGATAGTAGGTACTAGTGCTAAAAAACTATTTCAAGACATTGCTATAACAGCTTCAGGCTATGCAAGTTTACAGTCAGACCTACAAAAAACTAGCCAAAGTATAAAGAAAGATAAGTCTTTGAATATATTAAAGACTATTGATACTTCTAACTTAGTAGGCAGTAAATTAACAGAAGCATTAGCTAAAAACAGAGCTATAACAGAGGATAATGAAAATAAAAACTTATTAAGTCTTAAAACCGCTTACTCTTTAGCTGTACAGTATAATAAACAATTAACTGACTTAAATAGCTATATGGGAACAAATGTTAAGATTACTTCTGATATAACCCTTGATAATAAGAATAATGCAAAACAGTTAATAAAAAATATAGCTTTAGTACAAAAAACACTTGTTGAAGCTCGTACAAAGTATTCTAAAGGAGTATTGAAAGGCATTACTTCAAATGATCTATACGCTAGACCTTCTAAAGATGTTATAACTAAAGTCACCTCAGATGCTAAATATAGATCTGTTGCTATATCTAATCCTTTTAATAAACCTTTTGATGAAATTGCTAGGGTTTCTCCTATTCTATACGGAGAGTCTAATACTCAAGATATTATGAGATCTGAAACAAGTGCTTATTTAAAAGTTCTTAGAGATAAAACTGGCTTCGGGCCTAAAACAAATTCTGACATGAAAAATTTGGAAAAACAGATAATAGATGGTAGAAATAAAACGGCCGTAGCTGCAGTATTAACTTCTAATAATTCAGAATTACTTGCTGGAATATTAAAACAGATAGATACTGCTGCAGAAAATAATAAGCAAAATATATATAGTTCAAAAAGATCAGATATCAGAAAGAGACTTAAGTCTGTTTTAGCTGATCAGGCAGGGTATAGAACTTTCTTAGGAGATCTAGGAGATATATCTAATTTAAAAGAGTCTTTTGGAAAAGCAGTTAAAGAACCCTTAGATAAGATAGATACTGCAATGAAACAATCTTTTACTCAGTTTAATAGAGTATTAGGTATAGAGGGAAATAAATTTACTGACAGTTTAGCCAAGTCAACTTTAAATGCTTATAGAGAAATAAAGAATAAAGCTTCTGATGTTAAGTTAGCTGGACTAGATAAAATTTTTAAAAGCTCAGCTGCAATTAGAAGATTTATTAGTAGTTCTGATACTTCTAGTAGCTATAAAAATTTAGACTTAACTAGACTAAATCAGGTCAACACGAATGTTAAATCTTCTGAAGATCTAGGAAGTAGTTTTAAAGGAACTATTGATGCTTTAAAAACTCCTATGAATGAAGCTTTAGAATTATCAAAACTAGACTTAAAAGTAATGAAAAGTATAGATAGTTTTGTTAATAATATGGCTATATTTAAAGATATAGGCCTAAATAAAAATAATACTCTTATACATGGTGCAGATCAAGCCAGTAGTGCTTTTGAGTATAAATTTAAAAAAGGTTTACAAGCTGCTTTAGATGCAAATGCTCCTAGCTCTGAAAAAATGGCTTTGAGTGCAAAAATTTATAAAGAAAATTTAGGTATAAGGCGCCAAAACGCTTTAGATATAAACAGATTACAGACCACTTTTAAATCAAATCAGATAAATTTAAATGCTTCTCATAAATTGGAGGCATTGGATAGAAATTATTCTTTTAACTTAGAGTCTATAGGTATAAAAGTTGAACAACAGAAAGAAGCTCTAAGTAGAAGATATAATTTTAATCTAGGCTCATTAGCTATACAAACTCAACATGCTATAAGAGATGCGGGTATAAGCAAGTCTAGAAATCTTCGTAATTTGAACCTTTCTGATGTAGAAAACCAGGCAAGCATAGGTAGGTCTAAACAATATGCAATACAAGACCTAAACCTGAAAAAGGTATATGCCATAGCTGATTTAAATCTACAAACAGCTAGAAGGCTAGAAGATATTAGTATAAATTATACAAGACAATCTGAAGATGTAAATATAAGTAGGTCTAGAAATCTAGAAAAAGTAAAAGTAGGCTATAGTCGTCAAACTGAAAATATAGGAATAGCTAAGGATAGAAATATTTTACAGGCTGGAATTCATTTTGAAAGGGCTGTAGTTGATTTAAATAAGGCACGAAATTATGCAATAACTGATGCAACTAAAAATTATGCTAGACAGGTACAACAAATTAACTTAAACTATCAAAGAACTATAGATGCAATAGGGGTTGCAGATAAATTTTCTAATTTACAACTTGCTTTAGATGCTAACAAAGCTAAATTAGCCGAAAATACAACAGCTATAAAACAATGGATAAATATAAATAAAACTAAAGAAGACTTGGTAAAAGCTGCTTATCAAACTGCTTATAAAGCATCTGGTGGAGATGTTAATAGTGCTATATTTAATAAAACTTATAAAGATTTAACAAGTATGGGCATAGACAGAGCTCAATCTGGATATGGCTATGATGTTAATAAAGCTCTAGTAGACCCAAATTATATAAAAAATCAAGTAGCTAATCCTGGTGTGCAAGTAACAGCGGCTTCTGCAGCTGTGGGTAATCAGGTAACTACTCAGGATATAGTAAAATTATTGTATGGCATGGCTAATGGCTCATATAGAACTACATCTACTGTTGGAGCTGTAACAAGTGCTAAAGGTGATATGGGTTCTAAATTATATGATTTACAAACATCAATGGTAAAATTGGATTTACAACTAAGGGATTCTGGAATAAGATATACTCAACAATTACAAGATAGTGCTACAAAACAACAGTATATTTTAGCTGATTTGACTGAGAGCTATAATAGAAAACTTGAAAAAATAAATTTAGACCAAAAAAGAGCCTTAGAGGATATAAATACTAAATTTCAACAAGCTATGGAGGATACAGCAAGAAGACTAACTCAAGCTGAGCAAGATGTAGCCACAAATTTTTCACAAGCAATGGAGGATCTATCTAGAAAACGAGTTCAAGCTGAGCAAGATGTTCATAGGCAAGCTCAACAAAGACTAGATGACCTTAACAGGAATTTTGCTAGAAGTTTAGATAAGATAAATGAAGATGCAACTAGAGCTAAAATTAATCAAGCTTATTCAGATTCAATGGAGGATATAACTAGAAAAGCAGTAGATATGAAAGCACAACTTTCTAGAACTTTCTCTTTTGACTCAAAGGAAAATTCTATCTCAGGAGCACAAGCTGAAGCAGCTGCAGCTCGTAGAAAAGCTCAGCAAGCAGCAGAGATAGAAATAGCTCGTCAGCAAGCTCAAGAAGCTTTAAAAGCACAAACTGCAGAAATGGTTCAAGTAATGTCTTTACAGTTTAAACAAGGTATGGCTGCCTTTCAAAAGAAACAATCAGATACATTAAGAATGTGGCATATTGATGCAAAGATATTAGCTCATAAGTATGCCGCCTCTTATAAACAAAGCATAGAGTTGGCTATGTTTAATGCCACTATTTTAAAGCAAAAATTAAATAAGTGCTTTATTTCAAAAAATGGAGTCTAATCCAAAACTTGTAGCTGCATTTAAAAAATTAGGCTTTAATTCGGCTAACGAGATGGTAAAAGCTATAGATAATGGTTTTAAAACAAGCACGATTAAAACAGCCTTAGCAAATGAAATGATAAAAGAACTTAATCTTGGGGTTCATTTATTTACAGAAAAGACTGGTCCAGCAGCATCTAAAATAACTGAAGCTTATAGTAAATTAAATAACAGTATGTCTAATGGGTCTAATAAGTTTAATAATACATTTAGTAGTATTGCATCTCGTATGAAAAGTTCTTTTTTATTTCCACAGAAGGCTTTTATTTTTGCCTTTAAAAACTTTAATAATTCTATTAATCAGTCTAGTAGGCAAACTAGCCTTTTAATTAAGCAAAATGGCTATAGTTTAAGTGGTGCTGTTAGAGGCTTGGGTTCTACTCTTGGTAATGCCTTTAATAGTGCTTTTAATTACATAGAAAGTATATTTAGTACTCCGTTACCAACTCATAAACATGCTACTGGAGTTGTATTACCAGGTTATGGTGGAGGAGATATAATTCCTTCAATGTTAGAACCAGGAGAGGCAGTAGTTAGAAAAGAGGCTGTTAGAGCTCTAGGGGCAGATTTTTTTAATGGCTTAAATGAAAATAAAGGTTTCAGTATACCAAGTATGAATACTAATGTTATACATAATAGTAACATATTTAATGAAGTTCCGGTGGGTAATAATTATAATATAACTATACCTGTATCACCAGATGCTTCTTTAACTAGTATAGAAAGAAATATGCCAGCTATAGCTGACGGGGTAAAAAGAGTTTTTGAGGAGTACTTATAAATGGTAATAGATACATTTTTATATAGCGATTTAAAATATGTACTTAATTTGGGCAGTTTCTATTCCTTATGTATTATGGGAAATAGACTTTGGCTTAATAGACCACGAATTAAAGAATTACTTAGAGAACATGTTAATAAATGAAGAATCTATATCTTTAATTACTCAAGTAGGTCCAAGTTTTAGTTTAGTCTATGAAGAAACAGACAATATTTTATCCTATGTTTATCCGCAAGAAACTAAGTTTTATGGTGAGCATAAATTTGATGTCCTTAGAGCTTTAAATTTTTCAAAGAATTCAGGCATAATAAACTATGAGGGCATAGAGTTTAATATTAATAATCAGCTTAGTATGCCAAGAAATATAAAGCTTAGTCATAGAGTACAGTTTATGTTTAATTCTATTTCTGTCTCTCATAGAGCTAATGGTTTAGTAACAATGAGAGCTAGTTTTAAAGAGTATATGCAACCTATTGATAGAGTGTTTAATACTATAGGAGTGTCAAGTGCTAGTAACTCTTTTATTTGCTAATGGTTTAAAACTTGCAAACCATAACAAGACCACAGATGTACAATTTATTAGCAGTTTAAAGCTGAGTGGCCTAAGTTTAAAAGCCGGCTTAGCCTCTGATATAGCTTCTATAGACTTGCCTAAACAAGCTGCAGCTAAATTAGATGAGCTAATTTATCTAACTAAAAATTATAGTCTACAGATCTATGTGTATATAAATAATGAGTTTAATTTATTACTGGATGGTATAGTTACACAAGTAGTTTATAGATTAAATAAAGATATAACTTTATCAATAGTATCTAAGGCTAGTTTATACTTAAAGCAGCCTTTTTTACCAAAAGTAGAGAATATTTGTCAGTTACAAGTTTACTCTGAAATTTGTGGGCTTAATTCAGAAGATTATTCTTTACATTTTGATGCTGTAAAAATAAACACACTTACTGGTACAATACCCTATACTTTAACCTATAATCAATTAGTCCTTAGTGAGGTCTCAGTAGATATTACAGCAAAGCCTGTTTTTAATAGGCTAAAAAATATAGAGCTTGCTTATATTAGGCTAAATAAAATTTATAGATCAAGAATATTAGAAATAACAAGTACAGAAATAGTTTTAGACTTAAATTATATAGATGGTACTATTATTACTGATTTAGACTTAATTATATCTTGTGATAAAACTTATGGAGGATGCCATACTAAATTTAAAAATACAAAAAATTTCTATGGTTTTAGTTCTATAGGCAAAGCAAGTAAAAATTATAATATCTTTACTTCTGAGGCTTTAACCTACTGCGGGGATTTTACAGCACCTCAAAAAGAATGTAATTCAGATAATTATTTATTAGGCGTAGAGTTATGAGTACTAGCAGAATAATATCATATACCCATGCAGAAAATTTATGCACAGGTTCTTTAGGCGATGCAAATTATTCTACTTGTATTCTTAATAATCTTAGATTTTTACCTTATTCAGTAGATACAGCTGAGGCTTTAAATTTAACTAATTCTGGCTTAGTGAGTAATGTAACTTTACCATATCTTGATGGAAAAACTTTTGTTACTGGTAAGCCAATAGCCATGTCAGATACAGCTGTAAGAATGTTACAAAAGAATGACTATGGTCAAGTTAGTTTTAGATGCTTAGATGTATCAGCTAAACCTATGTTACCATTAATGAATTTAGTAGACTTAGGCCTAGAAGATAGACCATTAGTTATACTAAGTAGTATTAATTTACCCACTAGTGATACTACAGAAGACCTATGTGCAAATGACTTAGGCTATATATCTGGAATTCCTGTTAAATGTCCCTCTGATTGTACTACTACAGATTGTTTATATGAAGTATACTTATATAATCTAAAAAACTATTTGATTCATTTAAATAATCAATATCAGACTATACTTACTGGTTGTGACACTATTACTAATTTAATTAGTTCTAATGGTAACTATAATAATTTATTAGACTTAGCTCAAAAAGCAACCAACAGTATGGCCAATTTATTAGCTGTTTATGATATAGTTATTTCAATAAGCGATAGCTTAAATACACTTGATAGTTCAACAGATTATTACAAGTATATAAAACAGCTTATAATATCTATAAATGCTACAACTCCTTCTAAAAATACTTTAAATATTGAAGTAGATAAATTAAATACTAATATTATTCAGGTAATAAATAATTATGTTACTATAGATGAGGATTGGGTACATTTTCAGCATTATGCAGATTTAGACATAGCTGCTACTTATATGAAAACATATAGAACTACAAATGCTTATATTGAAATACAAAATAAATTTGATATAAGTTTAAAATTTTTAAATTGTTTTTCTTATGTTCCAGTAGTAAACTCAACAACTGTAGATTCTTTTAATTCTTTAACTAAAGAAGTGGCTACAAATTTTATATTTGAAAGATATAACTTGAGTAGTATTATACTAACTAAAATTCACGAGCTTTATACGCAGAGCAGTGGACCACAGGTAGCAGCTTTATTAAAGCAAAAAGAGCTAATTTATAGAATATATGACTTAAGTAAAAGTTTTTGGCAAGGGCTAACTAAAAATACTACTACAGATACAGCTTTACAAGCACTTATTGATAAAGCTATTGAAGCTGAAGTTTTATTTGAATCTGTGTTAACTTTTATTGATAAGCTAGTAATTCCTATAAGTAATGCTGATTTAGATACATTTTATAAAACAACTATCTTGGGCTTAGGAACAGCCTCTATAAATGAAGTTAATCTAGGCGGAAGTTTTAAAGACTCTGGGCGATATTATTTTGCAAATATAGCTTATGTTCTTGGTTTTGGTAAACTAACTCATATACACAGTATAAAAATAAATAATGCTTTATATACTACTTCTAGTATAACCGATTCTAAAGGAAATTCTGTAACTGGGATATCAGACTCAGGTTGTACAAGGTATAAATTAAAGTTTAAGATGTTTCCAGATGAGTCTAATAATAGTAATCTTAAAGAATTAGAGATGTATATTTATCCCGGCACACCTAATCAACCATATTGCCCCACTATAAATAAATATCATAACTATAACGCAGCAAAATATTCTGGTTTATTTACTAAGCTAATTAAAGATACTGACATAGAAAGCCCAAAAATGGGCTTATACATGTTTAAAGGCTATAGGCCCTTACAAAATACAGTAGAACAGATTATTTCATTTGGTTCTACAGATATAAACTCTATAGATTTAACTTTACCAAATTTAGATAAAGATTCTCCAGAAACTTTTATTAAAAAAGAAGTTGTTAGTTTGACTAATTCAGCTAGTTTAATTTCTAATGGCATAATAACATCAAAGGATCTAAAGTATTATTTAAAAGCTAGTTTACTAGGCACAGTCCAGCCAATAGAGACCAATAATAAAACTACAATTCAAGGTTTATCTGTACCAGAAGCTAATAATTATCCTAATTTATCAATAGTGGAGTTTATAGATTTTCCATTAGGTACAAGTTTTAAAGCTCCAAAAATAGAGTTTCTTATAGAGGCAGAGGATATGGTGGAGTTATGAATATTTCAAGCTTAACAATAACTCGATCAAAATTTATGTCGAAGTTTGAGTCATTTGAATCTACAGATATACTCGGAGATACTTATCCAGCGCTTATTTGCACTGGAAATACTATAGAAAATATAGATACTAAAGAAGCTTGGGGTATGAATTTAGTCTTTAAAGATTTAAAAGCTATGTTTATGTACTTTTTAGGTATACATTCACTAGAGCCAATTTTAGACTCAGATAGTAGTTTAATAAAACTAACAGATCTAAATCCAGGGTATACTTATACTTTTGCTGTGTTTAATGGTTTAACTACTATAAATAATAAAGAATCTTTTATATTTAGGCCAATAAATTTTATTGACGATATGCTATATGCTTATAAAGATATAGCTTATCAAGGAGATATAAGCATGTATAAACCATTTGGGCATACTGCGAATAAATCATTAGATACTAGATTAACTGTAGATATCTCTGGTATGAGAAGCTTTTTTAAGCAAAGTTATTTACTATAAAAAAGGATCTATTATAGAATTATCAGATAAGAATTTATACTTAGTAATAACATCAATAATTGTATTGAGAGATTAAAATGTTAACTTATACACATATTTATAATTCAACAAATAGTAAATTACCCTATAATATAGCCTGTATAGATAGCAATTCAACTAATATAGCTATTTATATTAATAATAAGTTACAAGAAATAGTGAGCCCTAATAAAGCTACTTTAGGTCTAGAGTTTACTATCTATAAACAAAAACTTGACACCAAAAATATATTAGATATTCTTTACTCAGGAACTATTATATCTTATTCTAATGCCATTAATAAAGTTATATTTTCTGATTCTAATGTTGTTTATGTAAAAAGTTCTTTAGGTAAATTTTTAAACCTTGATATTAATAACATACCTTATTGGAGTAGTACTACTAAGTCTAAATTTTTCTTTAATCCTTATTACTTTGACTCTGGGTATCTTTGGCAAAAAATATTTAGCACAGGAATATTTGATAGTTCAAAAGTATCTGGTCTATGGAATTTACCCGATGAAATTGATTTATTTAATAGAAGAACTTTAAATGTCTCTACTGAAATAATTCCAGTAAAAATTAAGCCTTTTAGATTTAATTATTTTGACCATACAAGTTTTACTACTCAAATTACAATAGATAAAGTATTAGAAATAAAAGCTAATACTGGAGATATAGTATCTTTAAAAACAGATAAAGATAGAATAGAATTTACTTATGAGCCTATTTCAGCAAGTGCAATGATAGTTCCAGATATAGATGGCACTACTTGTTCTAGACCTTGGATCCATATACCTTTGCGCTTTATAGACCCAAACTCTGAAAGTTTATATACAAAAATACTTAATAAAGGCACTAATAATTTTGATATAAAAGTGACTGTAGAAGATAAATCTTTTACTAAGAATATCACAATATTTAGATAACCAAACTATTCTACTTTGTATATAAATAAATATATTTAAAAGGTATTTAGATGAAAAGAATAATAATTGATTTATGTATTTTTACAGCAATAGTTTTATTGCTAGTTTTTAAAGAATATTTAATTTTTGCAGCACCTTTACAATTAGTACTATTAAAAATGTTACTTGTTAGTGCAGGAATTTTACATGCACATATAACAAGAAAAATTTTATTTCCTAGGGTTAACTGGACAAACGAGTTTAAACCAAATACTATAGTAGCAATCAGTTTCTATATAGTAGTTCCACTATGCTACGCTTTTGGAGGTTGAAATGACTGATAAAGAGGTAAATAAATTATTTTACAGGTCTATACTTATTTTAATTACTATAGCTTTAATTCTAGCCGTAAGAGCATATAGTTCTACAAGATGTATCAGATATTCTCAACAGGAAAAGTTAGCTCATTATGAAGTATTTGGGATAGATTATCCTTACTGGTTTGGGATAGGGCAAATACAACAAGAAAGTGGATGTAGAAATATACTTAGTAAAGATGGGATAGGTAGTGAGGGATTACCACAGATAACATTCAGAGTTTGGAAAAACTATTTAAAAAAATATAAAATATATAGTGTAGGAAGTGTTAAAAACCAGATTAGAGCTCAAGCTTTGATTATGAGAGACTGTAAAAAACAGGCGTACAAATTAAAAAAGCAAGAGAAGCCACAGGATTAAAAGAAATACCTTGGTGTTTAGCTTATAGATACTGTAAGAGAAGAAATATAGTTTTTAATAATGAGCAAATAATAAATGCTTGTAAAATTAATTATTTATATAGTATAAAAGTTTATAAATATGGTATGCTTTATAAAATAGTTGATAGTGATTATATATTTTGGTAAAGGAAAATAAATGTACATAGAACTTGAAATTTCAATACTTATTGGGATAGCTTTTGGCATAGCATTATGTATATTTTTTACAACAAAGGATTAAAATGTGGTTTAGCAGTATATTTGCAGTTGCTAAAAGTTTCTTAGGAAGTAAATCATCTATTTTGATAGATATATTACTTGGGGTTACTTTATTAGGAGTAGTTTATTTTGGGTATAACAAATATACAAGTTTAAAACAAGCTTTAAAATATTCTAAACAAACTATTTTATATCAAAAAGAATTAACAAATAAGTATAAAGATAAAGTAACAGAGTTAGAATACAATAATAAGCAAAATCTAGCTAAAATAGACAAACTTAAGCAAACATATTTGTACAGAATTAGAGTGCTTAAAAATAGGTATAATAAAGCTAAAAATAGGGTTAAAATTGTTACACAAATAGAGACAAGGATTAAATATGTTAAAGCAAAAGATGATGGGATGGTTGCTCCTGTCCTCAATAATACTCTTAGCAGGTTGCGGAAATATCAAACCTCAACCAACGAGAGTAATAACAGTAAGAAAAATTAAGGTTATAAAAGTGAAAATACCTAAACAACTTTTAACAATTAATCCTATGCCTAAGATACCTCAATGTAAAATGCAATCATGTGTTGCAAACTATATTTTAAAACTTTGGGACACAGCAGTAGGCTATAAAGATAACATTTTAGCTATAAGGAAGCTCGATGGGCAATGATGATAATAATAAAATAATTATTGATGCTTTGCAAAATATTAATAATAAATTGCTAGAACATGACAAACAATTTACAGGTATTTCTGATACATTAACAAAATTAATAGAAGTTGATATGTCTATTAAAGATTTACAGTTGTCTAACAAAAGATGCTTTGTTAGAGTGGAGACATTGGAAAATCAATGTAATAATGCAGGTTGCCCAGCGCTTAAAGCTAGAGAAGATGTGCGAGCCGAGCAAATAAAACATTATGATAATATAGTAATGGAAAGTTTACCAAATGAATTGTTAAAGAAAGTTTTGCTTACAATAGTTAGCACTATTGTAGGTGGGGTGGTTCTTGCATTCTTTTTTCATAAAGATTTTTAAAGGATTAAAATGAAACAATATATAAAATTAGAAAATGCACATATAACACAACATAGTAGTGGTGAAAAAACAAGCGATTGGAGTATAGAGGCTAATGAAATTTCGCAAGAGATTATGAACATATAGCTTGGAATGCAGGTATAAGATTTGGCAGGGATAAGGCTAAAGAAATATGGGAATATAAATTAGAACAAGCAGAAGTAAGAATAGAGTATATGAAAAAAGAAAATGAAAGACTTGCTAATGCCCTTCAAAATGTTTATGTAAGGCAAGAAGGATAACTAATGGCTGTAACCTATGACTCAACTAATAAAATTATTACTATTACAGATACAACAACTCTTGCAGATGTAAAAACAGCTAATGATAATGGAAGTTGGGGCGTTGTAACACAATTAGATAATTCTTACCTTATAGAAGCTAGTTTAATTATTGGGGATGGCTCAACAGATACCACATTGACAGTAAATTCTCAAAATTTACAATTAGGAGTATCAGGGACTACTGTTGATTGGGAAGTTAAGGCAAAAGCATCATTTGAATTGTATGATTTTAGATTAATGGATTATAATGGTAGTGATTATAAATATGTGGATGGGAATTTGTCTATGGAAAGTGGTATTTGGAAATCAAACTCTACTGATAATGTATGGATAAGAGGAACATATTCATTTTTAGATGTTACTGAATTAACAAGTATTATTGTATATGCTTGTGCTGGAACTCTAACATATACAACAATCAAACCTGATGTTCAATTTTATTTATTTACACCTGATATGACTGTAGATAACTGTAGTATTCAAAGTCCATTATACTTAGATGATGGTATAAATGCAACAATTAAAAATAGTGCTTTTACATACTCAACATTACTATCTTTATGGTTACCTAACGATAATAGTTTTGCACAATTAAATGTTATAAATTGTACAGTATCTAGTTGGACTGTATCTGTGGGTGGTAGTGATAAAGCAGATTATTTAGTTCAAGAGGAATATTCTTTTAAGACTATTATAAGAGAGGGTACAACAGTTGTATCAAATGCAGTAGTGTATATAGAAGATAATACTAATACTGAACTTTTAAATGTATTATCAGATAATAATGGTGCTTATACCCCTATAAATATAATTGCTAATACTTATGATAGAGCAGGAGGCACAACACCAAACACTAAACAATAGTTAATAAACCATTAGACCAATCAACTTATTTAAATATAAATAACTTTGTAACTCTTTCAGAGGCAGACGCAAGTAATATATCTGATATTGTTATAGATAGTACAGCAAATACAATTACAGTAAGTGCTTCAAAAACTCCAAATTTACCCTTGACTACAATAGATGGTATAAACTATACTATGACTAACGGATGGGAACTTATAACTAATAGTGATATAAATGGTGCTATGAATATAAATGGTTTAATATTATTAACTGCAGCAACTAATATTAGTGATTTAAATTTAACAGGGGATTTACATATAAATACAGGTGCAGATAGCACAATAACTTTCAGTAATGTTCAAATTTCAGGTAAGGTGTATAATGATGATTCTAGCCATAATTTAATAATAAACACAATTAACAATACTAATATAGTAGTAGACAACCCAGGAAATGGTACAGGACAGGTAGATATTCACGAGGTAGTTAATTTCAAATTTACACTATCCCCAAGTATAACTGGGTATGAATGGAGGCTATATGAAGTAAATAATAAAGGAAGCCTTGATGGGGCTATAAACTTAGCAGGGGAAGAAAGTGCAACTGCAGACAATCAAACTTATCAATATAATTATACACAGGATAAAGTGATGGCAGTTCAAATACTCCCACATAATCAAGAGGATTTCGTAGAAAGTGATACATATTATACTTTAAGCGATTCAAATAAAAGCGTTACAATAACACTTGAAAAAGACATAAATAACTAGAAGGGGATTTAAAATGGTAATTGACTTATCCAATTATGATTCTACTCTTGTACAGAGTACAGGTAGTAGAAGTGGGAATATAAATGGTAATATCTATTTTGATGCTACAAATGCTAAGATAGAATTTCTTAGTGCTTCTGAGGCACCATATATAGATTTAACAAGGGCTGTAACTCCAACAGGAACAGCAGATGTGGTTGCAACTAGCATGGTAGCAGACACATATTATATGATTACAGCTGTAGGTAGTACTGATTTTACTACTATTGGGGCAGCAACTAATACAGTTGGATTAATATTTAAAGCAACTGGGTCAGGAACGGGTACTGGAACAGCTGATGAATGTTCACTTAACCCATTATTAGCAACTGATGGCATTAAATTTGAAGCGATATATGCTTTTGAAAACCAAGAAAGAGCAAGAGATGAAATATTAAGACAATATGATAGGTGGACCTCAGGAACATTTAAATTTGGTGGAGCTTATAACTTTATAAAAGGTAGAATCCCATCAACAAATGCTGATAGTAAAATTATTAGAGGTTCTGGTTGGAATGAATATGATGCCTCTGGGCAGGTACAAAAAATATACTTTGGTAACAAAGGTTTATCTAATATAGAACCTACTTCACAACCCTATTATCAACTTGGTAAATTTACTACAGCGGTTGATTATTCTAAAGTAGGACAAATAGATGAAGCTGTATTGGTGTATGATTATAATAGTGGTACCCCTGTTGATAATACAAAAAATCCTGAAATTGTTTCAATTAGAACTTATGGTGAAACACATGATAGAAAAGCAACAGACACTGATTTAAGTATTGCTGAACTTGGTGGATATTCAACTGGTTTTGCTGTTAATGAAACACCTCATTTGACTACAAATAATACAGATATGCCATTTGTAGATGTATGGACTACACCAGCAGGTGTTTGGAAAAATATGAAGTTAGAAAACTTATCTACACCTGTAACTAGAGATGAGTTTGCAGAATCAGCTGGAACATTTACTTGGGTTTTACACAACTATGGCTCAGGAACAGATGACACAACCCCTAATGGGCAAGCTAAGCTTGCTGAATGTGTAGCTTGGCTTGATGCAGCTGCAATGGCAACTACTGATATAGATAGTGGTACTAACACAACAACTATTGGTAAAGATGTAAATACTTGGTATTATTATAATGCAGCTGGGCAAGTTATTTTAAGAAGTGGTGCTGACAGTTTAGGTTTGTATATTTACAATATCCCTACTTCAGACCAACAAAGATTAAAATTTACTGATGACAGTGGTGCATCAAAATCTTACCAATTCTTAGTTGGGGTAAAGGTAGACGTAGGAAGAGTGCTATCACAGTTCAAGATAATGCAGGTAATCCTGTAAAAGGCTTAGCTAGCAGTGCTGATGTAAATGATGAAATTGATTTTAACTTCGACTATGATAGTGACACTGTTTTAGGATCTGCTGGAGCTAATAAAAACTGTGTTTTTGTATGTGAAGGTGATGGGGGTGCAACCCAAGCTAAAACATTGTATACTTTGACAAGAAGTACAACAATCTCATTTACTTGTGCACCAGCTGTTGAAAATAATTCTTAGCCATTAGACTACTCAGTTTAAAGTCTTATAGTAAAAATATTATAAGACTTTAAGCAAAATGGAGATTTAACTTTATGATAGATCATATAGACCCAGTAAATAGGTTAGTTTATTTAGACAAATCTACTGTCAATACTTTAGTTCATCCTATAGATATTTACAGGGCTATGCGAAATTTAAGGTTAACAGATGAGTCTTTAAGACCTTTTGATGTATTTATGACTATGCGAGGAGCAGAGAAAAAAAACCCTAGTGGCTCTAAAAGAACAGAACGTTATTTAGTCTTACTGGGAGGTACTTATATAGTTCCTTTTGATGCTGAAGGCTATTTAACTATAGATGAAACTATAATATCTGATATTGGTCTTGAGGGTGTAGAATGTTTTAATAGAAATAGCCTTTCAAATCGTGTAGATATAAACTATATACCAAAACAAGTAGAAATAATTACAGTAGCATCAGGTGGTACAGGTTTAACTCAAGAAGAACATGATAAATTAATGGCTATTCCAACTAGTGCTTCTGGACTAACAAAAGAAGAACATGATAAATATGCTGAGCCTGGTTATGTTGAACCTGGTTATGTAGGAACTGAAAACTTAAGTAACTATGTAGATGAAGGTTATGTTGTAAATGGGTATATTATGAATGAAGGTACTTCGCAGAATGGAACTTCTTGGAGCTATAGTGATAAGTTAATTAAGGCCATTTGGAACTATGGCGTAAGGTCTTTAACAGTGTCTACTAGCTTAACTCAAGCAGAAAAGGATCATTTAATGAGTTTACAAAACTGTGATATAGTAGGTCAAGGTTTAACTCAAGCAGAGAAGGATCATTTAATGAGTTTACAAAACTGTGGAATAACTCAAGCAGAGAAGGATCATTTAATGAGTTTACAAAACTGCGATATGTCTGAAATATTAGGTCCTTCAGATTTTAAACCTCTCTTTGAATATGATAAAGTAACTATAGTAGAGGCGGAATAAAATGACTGAATATTCAGGAGTAGAACTGGTAAAACAAGAACAATGTAAGCTAACGTACGCTACTTTTTTAACCAATATTATAGAATGTTATAATAAAAAGGCCAATAAACTAGTATTACATAATCCATATTCTTTTGAAACTCAGTACAACAAAGAGACTAAAACAGTATATAACAGTGCCTTTGAACTTAGTGCAGTGGATATAGATATTGAGGCTTCTATAACTGATTTTAAACTAGTTTTAAATCTTTCTAATACAGCTACAGGTTTAAAGTTAGTCTTAAAAGCTGGTAAGTATAGACGAATAAGTATAATTCCAGAAAGCCATTTAGCCATTTGTGATACTTATAGTCAAGACTGTTTAGATTATCCAGAAACTTATAACCCTATAACTGATAATAATCTAGATTTAATTACAGATCCTAAATGGAAGTTTAAAAGAGATATAGATCTAGATGATTTTTTAAGTCTAATTGATTGCTATGATATAACAACCAATAAAATAGCTATAAATAACCCTTATTATGAAAATACTAGCTATAAAGATAATGCAGTATTTTCGCCTCTATTTAGTATTCCAAATGCACTTTTAAGCACTTGTACAGATGCTCAAAAATTAATTTTTACTATTCCTAGTCCTTTCACATTCTTATTAAAAACACCTAAAGGCTGGGCAAACTATACTCTTGATCCAAGTACTTTTAAGCAGTGTCCTAGTACCCCCTGTAAAGGTCTTACTATTCCTTCTTGTTTTGACACAATAAAACCATTTAAAGTTAACCCTACTGAAATAACTATAGGTAACACTTGTATGCAAGATAACATTTGTACTGATTTTGGCTGTTTTCCAAAAGATACTAAATGTTATGACCCAGAAGAAGTTAACGATGGGCAATATATAAAAGCTTGTCAAAAAGTACTATATAATGGCAAAGAAATTGGCCCATGTTTTACTCTAAGTGATATTTTTAAAGTTCCATCTGATAAATTAACTATAAATTCTAGCTGTGCACAAGGTGAGATCTGTACTGATTTTGGTTGTGTACCGGAGTATATCCTTGGTGACCCTTGTAAGGATTGTAGTTCTTTAAGTTATACGCAAGCACCGACTATGGAGGCTGGTTATAATGATTTTATGTATACACAAATGCCTATAACTAAATACAGTTTGTATTCTAAGGGCAATCTTGTAGGTAAGTTTAAAGACTCTTATACAGATGGCGTTGATATAAGTGTAGTCTTATTTAATATTTATGATTATTTTACTCCGAAGGCTTATAGAGTTAATGCAGACTTTACAGATATAGAAAAAACAATAAATGTTCTATATTATATAGCTACAAAGTTTTTAAATTTTTCTCCTGTTGAAGCCAGTAATCTATCTAAAATAGATTTAGATGCAGGTCAAGTTATGCAGATATTTCCAGGGGTATCTTCTATGACTTTTGATTGGACAAAAATTTTATCTCAAAATATGACTGGTAATATTTCAGAAAAATTAGCTCCTTGTAGGTATAAAGATATGATTATACATAATAATTCAGATGGATCTTCTTTAATAACGGTTGAGTATAGATTTATTAACAATTTTATACCTTCTATAGATCATACAAGTTTAGATATGAACGACTTTATAACTGCCTATAATATATATGCTGATAAAGTTAAGTGGTTAATTACTAGTGAAGCGTATGCTTATGCTGTATATCAGGGCTATTTAGACCCTAATATACCAATTACATATTAATAATTTACATCTCCATGTGAGATATAAATTATTTGCATATCTTCATCTAGTATAATAGTATTATAACTGCCAAGTCTAGATATTTGAGCAATAGCCAATCTTAAAGCAAAGTTAGCTGAATCTTCTTCTGCACCACTATACAAGTCATAATCTCTAATAGAATAGGAGTTTTCAAGGCTAAGTTTCTTTATTTTACCTTCGGATAGATAATTTACAATTTTATTTGCATTTTCTTCTATCATAGGTACTATTTTAGAACTAAAGGCGTTCCTATAACTAGCAATAATTTTTCTTTTTAGTCTCTATACTTTGTTCTATAGAATTAAGCTTTTTATTTAGTTCATGTTCTTTTGCAGTTAAATCTTCTATGATTTGGCTAAATTTTTTAACTTGTATAGGCTTTGGTAAACTTATATCTTTATATTCTTCTAGTCTCTCTTTAATACTTAAGTCGTGCTTAAAATCTAATATAGTACTGTCTAAATAGCTATCACTAACCAATTGTTCTTTAGGTTCTTCTACATCTTTTAACTCTTGTAATCTTAGATACTTATCTTTTAACTTTATAGAATTTAACATTATACTTATATCTTCTAAGGTATATTTAGTCTTAAATATAGACTCTTTAAGCCTAGTTATTTCAAATCTTTTTTCTTTTTTTACAAATTTTGTAGACAGCTCTTCCTTTTTAAGCTCTAGTATACTTATTTCTTTTGGTAGTTCGTGTATATCAGGCATAGTTTGTCCACAAGTAGGGCAAGTAGTAGGTTTAGCTTTTAAGGTTTTTATTCTTCTATCTAGATCTAATATTTCTACTTTTAAACTATTTAGATCTTTTTCTGTATCAGCTGACTTAGCCCAAGATAATTCAGCTTCTGTATACTCTTTTAAATTTTCTACAGCTAAATTGCTATTTTTAATCTTACTTTTAAGATCCATACAATGCTCTAAAGACTTAGTGAAATATTTTTCTTGTATATTTGCATGCTGTAAAGTATTCAATAAATTTATTTTTTCATTAAATAACTTTTTATCTGCGAGTATAACTAAATTTTTAGCCTTTTTATCCTCAGTTTCTTGTATTTTATCCTTTAAGTTTTGTTTGGTTAAGCTTTTATTTAAAAGTCTCTTTTTAAGGCTAATTTTTTTATTGTATAAAGCTACTTTTGAATTATATTCAGATATTAAAGAGGCTTGATTTAGCTCTTCTTGCCTAAGATCTTTTATTTTTGTTTCTAGGTCAATAAGACTATCTTTTGTATCTTTTAAGTCTTGTTTGTATATTTACTTAGTGTATCTCGTCTACTTAATTGAGCTTCTTGCTTTATTTTATCTATAATATCAAGACGTAACAATTTTTCTACTCTTTTTGTTTTTTCTACTGAACCAAGACTAGCAAAGGCTGAAATTTCTTTTTGAGCTATATGAAAAGAAGTTTTATATAGCTCAGGAGATAAGCCATAGACTTTAGTCACCCACTCATTAATTCCAGTATGGCCTCGAGCCACTATAGCCCCTTCAATATCTTTAACTATTTGTTTTTTATTTCCTCTAATAATTACAAAATCATCAATATAAAGAGTAACACTGCCTACAGTTTCACCTTTTTTTATCCAGGTAGTAGCCGCGCCTTTTTGTAAAGAACTTCCTTGTAAAGCATAGCCAATAGCTTCACTGAAAAATTCTTATCAAGTTTTTTGTATGACCTATAGTTATTTAAAATTATTCTAGTTATCATCAGTGCCTCCTAAGTGCTTGTTTACATACTCTAGGTCAAACCCAGCTTTAATAGCCTCTGTAGTAAAATCTTCAAGTATATCTATATGTAAATTTTTTTCTTCAAGTTTTAGGTCATCTTGTTCTATAGCATTTTTTGTTTTTATATAATAAGCCTTATTAGGATCAATATCAAAGGGTTCTTTTCTAAGTAATATTACATCATCCTTAAGACTATTACCAACTTTTGTATCTATAGTAACAAGCCCAGTTTTTGAACTCCAATATTTTTTTTCTCCAATTTCTCCTATATTATTTGGGATTACAGAACCAAGACTAATAAAGTTTTTAATAGCAAAATGGCTGTGGTCATGACCTGCAAAAATAGTAACATTTAAAGCACTAAACTGATTTATAATATTTTCAGGGATATAATTATCCATCTCATTTCTCCAATCACTATGATTACAGTGTAAACAAAGAATACTTTCCTCTTCAATTTCGTCTAGTAATAACTCTAGTTTTGAAACAAAAATTTCTTGTGTATCACACCAGCCTATACCATAAAATTTTGGTGCAAAATTACTTATAGTATTTCTTTTTATAATAGTAATATTTGATAAAGTATCTAACTCTTCAAAACAGTAAGGCTGATTCATTTTTGGTCTATCATGATTGCCTTCTATTATATAAGTATCTATGTCTTTTATCATAGAAATGAACTTAACCGTGGATAAACTATCCGGTTTATATTTATCGAAAATATCACCAAGAAAAATTATTCTCGTGGGCTTTTCAAAGTCTATTATACTTTTAGTTATTTCAAAAGGTTTATTATTCCAAATATCTGCATTACCATAGGTTACTTTTCTAACCTTATCTAGGTGTTCGTAAAAGGTTTTAAATCTTTCCAACTAATTGATCTTTTCTTACTCATATATGTTTTATAAATAAAATCAAATGGTACAAAATACCATAAATCCCATATTACATGGTGGATTACAAACATATAGTTCCATCCATAAAGGAAAACGTGCTAGATCAATACTAGATTTAACTTCTATTAGCCATGGAGTAGATTTATAGCATGCAAAAAAATCAGATGGATTACTCTCAACAAAGTTTCGCGCTTTTCTTGTATCTACAAATTCATGAACTATAAAATTTATATCATATTTCATTTCTTCCTTTAATAAGTCTAAATAATCTTTTTGACTGGCCATCCCATCATTTTTCATCTTCATCCTTTTTTAGCTCATAAGTTAATTCTTTATAGCTTATTTTATCTTCTATAGAGACTAGACTATAGTCTTTAATTTCTAGTTTATAGCCAAAAGATATCTCAGTGGTATTAATTTGGCTAATTATCAATTTATAAGGTTTTAGTAGTTCTAATGTTTTTGGCCCTCCTAGACAGTAGTCTATATTGTAAAGATCTTTTTCATTAGGCTTTATTATCTTGACATTATAATGATAAGGATTAAAAGATTTAGTGCTAATAACTAGCCATATTGAGGGCAAGGCAATTAGCTTTGGATAGTTAGATATATCTTTTTTCCAAGTATTATAGCCTATAATCACTACCTTGTCTGTTATTCTTTTTCTTAAACGAGCTTTATCTTCTATAGGTCCTGATATGATATTACCAGTTGCATCTGCAATGAAGAAGTTTTTATCAGCTAACATACAACCTGTCATATTAATCCTTTAAATTATCTTTTGGTAAGTCTATACAAAATTTGGTAGTTAGAATAATTTTTAAAGCTTTATACTTTAAGATATTTTCTGCAACTAGGTTTTTATTTTTTAAACTTATAAATCCAATTTTCCATAACTCAATTATATGTTCTTTTGCCATTTTCTTAACTTCTTCTATATAAGGATTTTTAAATTGTTTTTCACTAACTGTATTTTTTGTTTTTAGTTTCAATTTTAACATTATTTTCTCCTAAATAATCTATACAAGTTTGAACCACTTGAGTATATTTTATATCTCCTCTAATATGTAAGGCTTTTATACCAAATTGTAATAGAGTTTTTGCACAATGTTCACATGGGCCATAGTTTAAGTACGCTGTGCAGCCTTTTATATCATTTTTATCGCTTGCATTAGCTATTGCATTCATTTCTGCATGTACTACTATATCATGCATACTTTTTCCATCTTTATCCTCACACCTATTAGGTAAGCCTTTTAAAGTGCCATTTACTCCTGCAGATACAAAATGTTTATCCTTAACTAATATACAGGCTACTTTTTTCTTTTTTGCATAACTTTGAGTTGCCACATTAACTCTTGGCGTCCAGCCAGAAAAAGTATACTTATCAAAAGGTTTAAAATTTGTCTATTCTAATTTCATTTATACTAAAAGAATTAGAATTTTGAATTTCTATAGAAGGGCTTGTTTTTTTATATATTTTCATATAAATGTAAATTAGCTACTGAATAATGTAAACTTCCTAATTTAACGTCCAATGAATTAGCAAATGCTCTTCCTAATAAACAAGCAGTCATTATATCATAAGGTAGGCCCAACCAAGCATCATTTGACCTTAAAGTTAGGTGTATATTTAATTTATTATCTATAATATTTATTACATAGACAAATGGACAAGGTATATTCTTGGCTATATTAATATTATCTTCCTCAGGATCCCAACTGAGTAAAATTTGTTGCCTAGAACTATTATCGAGCTTAAGTTTCATTATTATATTTTCTACTTGGTCATACCCCCATTTATATCTCCATCTATAGCCATAGGCAGTATTTATATTATTTTCTGAATCAGTAAATTCTCTCCAAATACTGGTTTTTTCATTTATCCATGAGGCATCTTTAGTGCCGGATAAAAACCAGGCTAGCTCTGCAGCTGCAGAACTAATCCAGGTTTTTCTTAATCTTAACCTCGGTAATAAATTCATATCATAGTTAAATGAATAACCATGAACTTGTCTAACAGTTGAGCCTGTTCTTTTATTCGTGCTATTAGTTCCTTCAGTTATTACATACTCAAGAGTATCTTTATATACTTTATCAAATTTTGTCATTTAATTTCCTTTTGATTTATATTCTAGAGCTTTATCCATATAATAATCAAGTTTATCTAGGTCTTCAATTTCTACTTGATCAGCGAAGTTAACTCCAACAGATGCAGCGGCCAGAATTGGGATTGAAAAGCCTTTTGGAGTTAGTTCCATTATTTCTTTTATAGTTTTTAGATACTTATGAACACCCTCTCTAGAGGCTGAAAAAACAAACTCATCATGAATAGGGCAAATAAACTGTAAATCTTTATTGTACAATAAATTTTCATTACCAAGTCTGGCAAAACTTAATTTCATTATTTCTCCACATGAACCTTGAACTACTGCATTTACAGCCTGATGTTCTGCATCAATTCTTAAAACTTTTAAAGGAGAAGTAAGATTTGGTAGATGTCTTTTTCTTTTAAATATAGTTTCAACATAGAGTTTTTCTTTTGCATCTTTTAATATTTTATTAACAAAGTCATGAAAATAGCCACTATAGCCTTCTCTATGTGCTTGTAAAAAGAAAGAAGCTTCTCCAATAGAACAATCGAGTAAATCAAATTTACTTAATCTTGTCGGGGCTGCGCCATATAAGGCTGCAAAGTTCAATGTTTTGCCTTTTTGTCTAGCCTTTTTAGCTTCTAAATCACCACTTTCTAATCTTTTTTTCATCTCATCATAGCTACAATTTAAAATGTTTGTACCCGATACTGTATGCAAGTCTTTTCCAGTAAGATAAGCATCTACTAATTTTGGATCTTGGGATAAATGAGCAGCCATACGAAGTTCTACTTGTGACTCTTCTGATTTTAACACTATCACCTCTTTTGGCCATTTGTTGCAAATTTGGGCTACTCATACTAAATCTACCAGTGACTGTACCAGTATGCCTAATCGCGCTATGCCATCTGCCATCAGGATAAACAAGCTTAGGATAAGGTTTATAATACAGCTTCTTTTTCGTTTCAATCTTTCTAATTTCTTCAAAAGCTTTTAATTCTGGATTTGTTTTAGAATGGTCTAAAATTAGTGTATTTAAAGTTTCTTTATCCGTACTAGGCTGGCCAGTCTTTTTTGATACTTTAACTGGAGGTAGTCTAAGTTCATTAAATAGTAAATTAGCTACTTGCTTTGGACTATTTAAGTTTAAACCTCTTAATATTGGATATTCAGATAAAAGTTTTTGGCTTTTAATTTCATCCTCTAGAATAAAATCTTTTATAATGCTTATGTCAACTTTTTGACCTTTTATATAGTGCATAGCTATATATTTAAGTATAGGCTCATCAAAAGTTAAATAATAATCAGTATTAATCTCTGCATAATACTTGTCAAACAATTTTAATGTCCATATAGCATCATCCATACCATAGGCATAACCTTCCTCACCAGTAATCATAGACATATTACCATCACCAACGGTTGTTTTATAAGTAGCCATCTGGTAGTTAAAGTATTTTTTAATACTTGATTTTAAACCTTGTTGTTCGTTTTCATTTCTTAACCAGCCCATTACCATTGTGTCCCACAGAGTAAATCTAGTTAGATCTACGTCATGAAGGTATAATAAAGTCCACTCAAAACTAAAATTATGAGCAATTAAATGCGTATTTGTTTGTTTAAGATCAAAGATAACCTTTAACCATGAATAGTCTAAATCCCCATCTGAGTGTGCAAAATTAAAATAAAAATTATGAAGATGAGCAGTAGTTATTTGCAAAGAAACTATTTTTGAATTCAATCTATCTAAAGGTTTTGTTTTACCAGTTATCTCTGGAAAATTATCAATTGGACAAAAAGTTTCAAGGTCTATAGACCATATAGTACCTTCATCTTTTTTTAACAATTCTATTGCTTCATTTATATTCTTATTACTTATTAGCATATTATTCCTTTTGAAGTTATAAAATCATTTAACAAATTAAAATTTAGAGGCTCTAAGAACCTTGTTTTATAGTCTTGAAAAAATTTTACCATAGCATAGCTTAGTTTTACATTTTCATCTATAAGCTCATCTTCATAATTTTTAGTCTTAAGCTCCTCTAAAATATTGCGTAGTCTTTTTACTGGAAGTTTTTCATAGGCTTTTACACCAAATCTAAATTTACCCTTTATATTATCACTGGGATCGCCAACCAAACATTTATAAACTGTAATTAGCTCAGGCTCAGGATGTACAAATTTTGTAGCCACTAATTGACTATCAACTTGAGTAGTGGCATTTATAAGTATTTTAGTTCCTTTAGATAATAATACCCAAAGGTCTTTATCATTAGAAATCACAGTATCATTTTTTGAAGCTTTACAACCTATAAAATCATCGGCTTCACCCTCTGTTACTTCAATAACTTTTATATTGGGAAAATGGCGAGCTATTGTTATTGCGTTATTATAAAGCTCCCAGTAAATTGGGTCATCATCTTGCTTACGTCCTTTTTTATAATCCGGATTAATAGATTTTCTATAGAGTCGTGATGTAGCCGTATCACAAACTACAAAAACTTCTTGAGTTTCATATCGTCTTAATAGCATCATCCACAAGCTATATGGATCTCCTCCACCGTGGTATATTCTTTTCAAATAATTATTTGTGTCAATAAAAATTTTATTTACCATTTTTAAGCTCCTTGTAATAGTCTAACCGTTCTTGCCAAATAGAGTCATCTAAGTTTATGTCAAAAAATTTAGCATCAAAAAAGTGCAAAGCCATTACATTAAAAGCTACACAGATTATATGTGGCAAACCAGTATCTTTGTCCAAGTATTCACCTTTATCACGGGCTATTAGATGTCTCTCTAAGGCATCTCTATATTCTACAACTTGTTCTTTAGTGGCTAGTTTCCAATTATTAAAACCATACTTCATACCGCCTAAAGTTAGCAACTTAGCCAAATCTTTTTTAAAGCTAGGCTCAATCAGTGATGGTTTATACTTAGTATTAACCATTGAATCTTTTTTAAACTCTTCGCTCATTTATTTCTCCTTAATACTTTGCAAAGCTGTGTAATAGTTAATTCTTTCCTCTATATCCCTAGGAGTTAAATTTAAATTCTTTTCCTGTTTAAATTCTTCTATATCTCTAGCCGATAAATTTGAATTCTTCTCTTGTTTAACTTCTTCTAAAGGACTAGTTGTTTTTACACTGGTAGTGCCATTAGCCATTACTGTTTTTGTTTCTACTATAGCACTTCTATTCTGTTTTCCACAATTTCCGCAGTTATAACTTTTACTTAAACTATCAGCATAAGCTTCTAAATTAGCATTTATTTTATTATAAGCAATGAATAATTTTTCTAGCTTACCTGGTACATTCAAATCTCCAGCTTTTAGCTGAAGATTTTTTAGAACTATTTTTGAAATAGTATTCATATTAGGCTCTTTCAAAAGTTACAACACTATATCTATAACCTTGTTTAGACACAGTTCTTTTTGCACCAAGAGAAGTAGTTACTTGGGTAACTCCAAGGCCTTGTTTAGCCAATTCTTGAGAATAAGCACTAAAAGCATATTTACTTGAAGGACTTAAAGATACTTTTGTAAGCTTAGTGCCTTCTTCTGGATAATCCCAATCAAAATAAATATCATATCTAGCTTGAATCTTAATCTTTTCTTCTTGACCTGGGTATTTAGCTTTTGTTTCAGCCAATGCTTCTTGCATATTTTGACCTTCAGTAGAAACTGTGCCATCAAAACTCTCAGCTACTAAAGTTTGGTCTAACTTCAGTTATCTTATTTAACAACTCTGTACCATCTACTATAAAGTAAGGCATAAAATTTGCAATTGATTCAATACCTTCAAAGCCTTGATTTAAGTTAGCTAATACAGATGGATTTGTCCCTCTTACAGCCATTCCTGTATTGCCTGTCACCTCTACGTCTACCACTGATGTGTCTGTTTTTGTTGTTTTTTTAGATTCTAAGTCCATGTCTTCTATTTTTGTTTTTGCCATAATTTTTCCTTATATTTATTTTTATCTTTATTGTTAAACCGCCATCTCAGTTCTTAATTCTCAATTTTTAATCTTACATCTTCACTCCTTTATTTAAATTTATTATATACTAAGTATTATTAGTGATACTTTAATCTGTTATTCTATTGCTAAACTCTAAAAATTTAAGATTCAGATTTAAAACCTAATGATTTTCTCCCCAAATACGCGCTAATCTAACTAGATAGCCTAATCTTACTGGGTCATAGTCTAACTTCGATACTGTTTTATAATCCCATGGATTTAATGGGCTGAAATCCGGTATAGAAATAGAGATTTGTTTTCGTATGCCATATATATAATTAGAAGTGTCAAGATTACCAGTTGTTAAAAAACAAAGTGTAAATGACTTACCAGAACCAGTTATACCAATCCATTCGCGATAAACCGGACCACCGCATTTTTCCCAAAATTTATCAAACCCCTCAGATTTCCAATGATAAGGTGGTGATTGGTCCTCTAGTTCAGAAAATGGTAGATTAAGTGACGTGGAAACCCTCGGATAGTATGATTTATCTAGTAAATGATAGGGTAACCAACCATCCTCATGGACTAATTCTATGTATCCTGAATCAGGCCCAGGTTCTACATGAGACATATAAAATGTTAAAACTAATGGATTATTAGATGGATAACTTATATTAAGCTTACATATAGTTTCTCCAGTACCCTCTAAAATATAGCATATGGGATCTGTACCTGTTTTTATTTTATATCCTCCACAGCTAGCAATTACCCATGGACCATTGCCATCTGGACATGGCAGTTGATAAACCTTGCCCTGTAGATTAAAAGGATATACTCCAGATTTTACTTCTCCAGTAAAACTATTTTTAACCGTGACTCTCCAATTACAGGTAGAAATATCTTGATGTGAAACTATTTCCCAAGTAGGTTTGTCTATTTCAATGGACTCTTCAGAGGGGATTAGACTTAAAGATTCATATGTCCTAATATAGCTAGTTATTTCCTGACTTTTATCAGCCCAAACTAAAATTGGCGGCGTACCTGGTACTTTTACAATATCTGATCCACCAAAGTCATAAGCATGAACTATTTCACCTGTTTTTTTATCTAATACTTTTTTCATTTTATTTCCTATTTAATTTTACTCAGTATTCCATACTGTAAACCTATAACTACTTTTTCTTTTATAGTAAGATTACTTAAGCTGGCTATTATATCTTTTCTATCTTCTTCTTGTTCTAATAGATCTAAGGCTGTTTCATCCTTAGAAGTTATAAATGTCTCAAAGTCTTCAAGGTCTACTTCTAGTTGTAAATTCTTTAACTTGACTACCTTTTCAATAGGTATTTCTAGATGCTCGGCCAGTATTTTTACACTTGGTTCTTTTCCAAACTCATTTATATAATACTCACTATATTTAAATAGTTTTAATTTTAATTGTACTATATGACTAGGCAAACGTATTGTTCTAGTACTAGAGGTTAGACTACTAAATATTGCTTGCTTTACCCACCAAGTAGCATAAGTAGAAAATTTAAATCCTTTAGAGGGATCAAATTTAGTACTAGCTTTTATTAGACCTATACAACCTTCTTGGTATAAATCATCAAAGGGTGCACTGCTTCTTGAATATTTACGAGCTAGGTAGGTCGCTATATATAGGTGAGTTGTAACTAAAATATCTGGTGCTACTATTTCTATTTTATCTAATTCATTTTGTTTTGCCATATTTTTACCTCATCTTCAGTTATACTAGAATTAAAAAATTCAGAACTAGACTCTTTATTGAGTAACTTCTTTACAAAATTAGCATTTGTCATTATTGACTTCATTAAATCGACAGCTATAGTCTTTTTAGCTATAAATACATAGTAATTTACACTATGTAATTGTCCTGGTCTATGTAACCTATCTTGGCCTTGCCAAAAAGAATCCACTTCATAGTCCAATTCAAAGAAGGCCATATTATGACAATTTTGAAAATCTAAGCCTACACCCATACTTTTTGGATTACCAATAAGTAGTTGGACTTTTCCTGATTTAAAGTCTTTTTTAGCCTTTTCTTTAACTGGTCTAGTTATTTTACCGTGTATTTCACCGTAGGATAGGCCTTTTTTGTCCAGCAATTTTTTAACTAAAGCCAGTGTATTTTGAAAATGAGTAAATATTATTAATTGCTCATCTCCTAAACTATCTATTAGTAATTCTAAATGTTCGAAATATACAGACTCTGTATCTAAACCTAAAATACTAGGGTCAAATAAAGCTTGTCTTACTTTCATAGCTAAAGACATTGCTTGGTCAAAAATAACTTCAGTTGGCCTATTTACTAAGTCTATACCATTATTAGTTAGTTCTATTAAACCAGTATCCCAATAAGTTTTTAGTCTATCATAATGTTTCTGCTCCAGTGAAAATTGTTTAATAATAAGTTGCTTAGGATTTTTTGAATATATAGCATGATGATGCATAAAATTTTTCTGTGTAACATACCTATTAGGATTT